GAAGCTGATTGCTCAAGCTGCACCACAGATTGCACAGATGACACAGAAACAAATCATGGATAGCCGTAGACGTGGTGGGACCATGAAGAGTACCTTCGGTTAAGGATAAATACTATGGCGTTAAACTACCCATTAGATACACCAACTACTATTGGGATTGAGAGCATAGAGCTTCGGGCAGTTAATGCTGTAGCTGTCTCTCAGTCTCCCTTTACGTACAAACAGCAAGTCATTAGTCATGGTGGTCAGAAGTGGGAAGCCTCAGTTAGTATCCCCTCTGTTCGTCGTGATAAGGCTGCTGAGTGGAAGGCTATGTTAGTTGGTCTTAAGGGACAGGTAGGTACATTCCTACTGGGTGACCCTGACTATGCTACACCACAGGGGACCGTGAGTTCTTGTACACTATCGGGCAGTGCTGGTGATGAAACTGTTACTGTCGTTATGACTGGTACACTTAAGGCTGGTGACTATATTCAGCTAGGGAGTGGCTCTAGTGCTAAACTACATCAAGTCTTAGCAGACCAAGATGGAGACGGAAGCTTAGAGATTTGGCCTGCACTAAGAGACGACTACACCACAGCCACAGTGACCTTCAACAACCCCAAAGGTGTCTTTCGTTTAAGCACTAACGTGTCATCTTGGTCTATTAACAATGCCTCAGCTTACGGCATTTCTTTTGAGGCCGTAGAAGTTATAACTTAAGGAGTGACAGATGTCCAGAGACCTAACCTCAACTATTTCTAATGCCATTGATGACGATGTGGTGTACCCGTATTTTGCTGTTGAGCTTTTGTTTGATGGAGATAACACCATACGCATGTGGACGGGTGTTGGTACGCTAGATATTGGGGGTAATGACTATATTGGCGTAGGCACACTTCTAAATATTTCAGCTATAGAAGAAACCGCTGAGATGGCTGTTAAGGGGGCAACTATTACCCTGAGTGGGGTATCCTCAGAAGCCCTCTCCTTGGCCCTCAGTGAGCCTTATCAGGGGCGTGTGTGCAACATATACTTTGGTGTTAATGGTGAATTAAACCCAAGTCAAGTGTTCTCTGGTTACATGGATCAGATGAATATCTCAGATGGTGCTGAGACTTGTGACATTGAGCTTACTGTTGAGAACAGATTGATTGACCTTGAGAGAGCTAGGGTCGCTAGGTTTACCTCTGGGTATCAGAAGTCAATCTACCCCAATGACTTAGGTTTAGACTTCGTAGAAGACCTACAAGACAAAGACATTGTATGGGGTCGTAAGAGTGGCAGTTAAGTATCAACAAGAGTTCCTGTCCCATGCAGAGGCTGAGGTTACACCTTTAGCTGAACTAGAGTGGGAAGAATCAGGACACCCGACTGAACCCCTTGTTATAGACTGGGACACTTACTTTAAGTTAGAAGAAGCTGGACTACTAAAGTTCTTTACCGCTAGGGCTGATGGCAAGCTAGTAGGGTACTTTGTCGTAGTTATCACTAGCCCTCTAACGACAAAAGGTGAGTTAGTGGCTTCTTATGAGGCTGTCTATGTCGATAAAGGTTACCGTAAGTCAATGGTAGCAAGACGGCTGTTTAAGTTCGTAGAAGAATGTATAAGAGAAGATGGCATCTATCGTGTTATTGCATCCTCCTCTGTTAAGAACCCTATTGGTAAGTTCCTTAATAGAATGGGTTACAGTGAGATAGAAACTAAGTATGAGAAGGTAATATAACATGGTCTTTGTCACTAGTGCTATTGCTCTTGGTGTATCCTTGGGTACAGGTTCTTTATTAGCTGGTACAGCCCTTGGCGCAACTCTAGCTGCTGGGGGATTTGCAGCGTTTGCTGCTGGACTAGGTGCTCAACTGATAATGGGGGCTGCTTTACGTGCGCTTACACCTAAACCTTCTCTTAGTGGTGCCAGTCGTGGATACCAAGTCAATAGTAGGGGTTCAGCACTAGACCACCAGATTATCTACGGTAAGGTTCGTGTTGGTGGTGCTGTTGTATTTGACGAAACTACAGGGAATAACAACAAGTTCTTGCACCGTATCGTTGCTGTCGCTGGACATGAGATTGAATCTTTTGATCGTATCTACATTAACGATTCTTATATTGATGTATCAGACTTAGACCCTGACGGTAATGTACCTGAAGTTGTTGACAGTGATGGTAGCACATCTACTCGTTACAATGGTAAGCTACGCATCAACTTGCACTTAGGGTCTCCTGACCAAACTGCTGATAGTGATCTTGTCACTGAATCTACTAAGTGGACTAACGAGCATAGGCTCCGTGGCATTGCGTATATGTACGTGAGACTACAGTTTGATGCTGATGTATATCCTAATGGTGTGCCTACATTTACAGCCGAAGTAAAAGGCAAGAAGGTCTACAACCCTGCTACTGACACTACAGCTTGGTCTGACAACCCTGCACTATGCCTACGTGACTACCTTACAAGTTCTTATGGTCTAGCAGAAGAAACAGCTAACATTGATGATACTCTGGTCAATACTGCTGTCACTGTGTGTAACCAGACTAACACAGATGCTGGTACGACACGTTATACCTGTAATGGTGCCTTCACTACTGACCTTACACCCTATGACGTAATTGACAACCTCTTGACTTCTATGGGTGGCACACTGTGGTATGCTCAGGGTAAGTGGCGTATGAAGCCAGCCTACTGGACTGCTCCCGTACTTGACCTTAACGAAGATGACCTACGCTCTGCTATCGGTGTCTCCACACGACACTCCCGTAGAGATAACTTCAATGTTGTTAAGGGTACATTCCGTGGTGAAGAAAGCAACTGGCAGACCACTGACTACCCACAAGTAACTAATGCAGACTTCCTTACTGCTGATGGTGGGCAAGAGTCTGTAGCCGATGTTGACCTACCGTTCACTGACAACTCTATTGAGGCTCGTCGTCTTGCTAGAATTGCCTTGGAGAGTAACCGACAGCAACTTACGGTAAATGCTTCCTTTGGTATTAACACCATGCAGGTTCAGGTGGGTGATAACATCCGCTTGTCTAACACTCGTTTTGGTTGGACTAACAAAGAGTTTGAAGTATTGTCGTGGAGCTTTGGTCTTACTGATGGCCTTGACCTGCAAGTTCAGATGATTCTCAGAGAGACTGCTGAGAGTGTCTTCGATGAAGTAGATGATGGTATTGTTTATGAACGTGATAACACTAACCTGTTGTCTCCCTTTGATGTGCCAAGTGTAGGTATTTCATTGGAGGGTGTAAGCCAATCTTTTGTAGAGAAGGTGAGCAATAACCTACGTATCAATGTAACAAGCTCCTCTCCAGAGAGAATTGACTACTGTGATGTTCAGGTTAGGTACAGGGCCTCTCAGGAAAACATCAAGAAGGAATTGTTGCCTGAAGCTATCTTAGCCGCTGCCGTAGGTTTAGAGCCACAAGCAACTTTGTTCGAAGACACAGAGATTGATGGTCGTCCTTTAGGGGACATAGATGACAGTGGAACAGTCGGTGCTGCTGATGCACTTGACTACCAAAAATACCTAAATGGTACGTTAGACCCCAACACAGAACAAGATAAAATAGACTACATAGAACAAGTGCTTAATCCTTATATCTTGTCTAACCCAGACACCTACTTTGAATACCTCACTGTAAACCTTGCCTCAGAAACAGAGTACACCGACCTCGGACAAGGTAAATTAGGTTTGTTCTTGTATAAAGATGCTCCAACTGGGGTGTATGATGTACGTGCCAGAGCATACAATACTTTTGGTATCGTCGGTGAATGGGAATACTACGAGGATTTTACCTTATCCCCAAATCTACCTACACCAGATGATGTATCGGGTTTATCTGTTGATGTGTCTGACGGTGACATTACCTTGTCTTGGGAGCCACTGACAAGCATTGACCTGTCTCACTATAGTATTAGGCACTCCCCTGTTACTTCTGGTGCGACTTGGGCAGACAGTACAACATCTGTCTCTAAGATAGGAAGACCGTCTACGTCAATCACATTACCTGCAAGAGCTGGCACTTACCTTATTAAAGCTCACACTAAACTAGAGAAGGAAAGCCTAAACGCAACATCAGTGATTATTCTTCCTGACCAAATACAAAGTTTTGCTACAACCTTGTCTCAAACAGAAGACAGCGGTTTTACTGGGAGTAAGTCTGGGACCACTGTTGTGGGAGGAAGTCTTGAGATAGCTAGTACTACCCTTGCTTATTCCAGCGGTAGCTACGTGTTTTCCTCTGACATTGATGTCGGGGCAGACAGACGGGTTATCTCTAGAATAGACTGTACGTCTCTTAGAAGGGACTTATCATCTGGTTTGTTCGATGACTTGTCGGGTAACTTTGACAGCCTAACAGGTCTGTTTGATGACTTAACGGGTGCTGCTAACTTCTCTGACACAGACGTTGAGTTTTACATAGCTGTTAAAGCTGACGGGGCTGGCAGCTTTGGTGACTATCAGAAGTTTAGGGTAGGTCACTTCTATGGAAGATACTTTAGGTTTAAGGTAGTCTTGAAATCAAAATCGTCTGGCGTAACACCCAGCATAAGTGCTTTAACAGCATACGTGGAGTATAACTAATGTCGCAACACGACTTCGATATAGCAAATCAACTATCTGCCAACTTAAGGTTAGATTTGAACAATGCACTAAAAGCCTTAGCTAGTCTGTCTTCTGGTGCTACAGAGCCTACAGATACTTTTGCCAATATGCTTTGGTATGATACGACCAACAACACCCTTAAGATGCGAGCAGAAGCTAACGATGCTTGGATTAGTGTCGGATACTTGGACCAGAGTGCTGACGCCTTCCGTATCTTTGACGACACTCAGGTGGTCAATAGCTCAGGCACTCAGACAGGTATTATCGGGGATCAGTCTACAGCTACTTGGGAGGCTGGCACAGGCACTACAGAGAGCCTTGTATCACCCGCAAAGGTTAAGGCTGCTATTTTAGAGTTAGCTGTGGGGGCTGGTCAAACTTGGCAAGATAAGTCCTCTGAACGCACCCAGAATACAAGCTACCAAAATACCACAGGTAAACCCATACAGATTAGTATTACGCAGAACTTAACAGGTGAAAGTACTGGTAGAATACAGGTATCTACCGACAACTCTAGTTGGGTCGATGTTGGTTGGGTTTCGGGAGCCGCAGCTACTACCACCAGTGTTATTGTTCCTGATAACCACTACTACCGAACAACCGATACAAGTGATATTTTGATTTGGGCAGAGCTTAGGTAACGGAGGTTAGGATGTCAAACTATAAACTAGGTAAACGTAGCCTACAGAACTTGTCAGGTGTACACCCTGATATGGTCGCTGTAGTGAAACGAGCTATTGAGATCAGCGACAAAGACTTCACTGTGATCGAAGGTATCCGTAACATCAACCGTCAACGAGAGCTTGTTAAGACTGGCAAGTCTACTACGATGAACTCACGGCACCTAACTGGTCATGCTGTAGACATTGCACCATGGCCTATCTCATGGGAATGGGAAGAGTTCTACCCTATCGCTGATGCCATGAAGCAAGCTGCTGAGGAGCTAGACATCGACCTAGAGTGGGGTGGCGACTGGAAGAACTTCCCTGATGCACCTCACTGGCAACTCTCACGTAAGGCGTACCCATGAGTGGGTTGCGGTCTACCTACCAGAGGGTCGTATCCGCAAATGGCCCTGCCCAGATGCTTACGTACTCCTTCTGGGGGGTACTTATGGCAGGAATGTTTCAGGGGGTTTGTGATATATGCTTTCCCCCTGAGTTACTTTTGTTCTGGGGTACAGTGAGTGCTGCAGTAGTACCTATCACTATCTGGGGATCAAAGGAGTGGCTGCGTAATATTCTACTGGTTGATGTCGTTGTATCAGCTTATATTATGATTGTATTCCTAACTCATGAACCTCATACTCAAGAGTATGTGTACTATACACTAGGCAGTCAAGGTATGGAAATGGCAAATAGGGGTCAGTCCCACAGCTTGTCAGATTGGTTTCATGCTTCAGCACTTATCTGGATGACACTGCATGCAGTTTATCTCGCTGACCTTACGAATAGACAAATACTAGAAAAGAAAAGGTTTACAGAATGACATTTGACCAGATGTTGCCTATCATCATAGCTGCACTCGGATCTGCAGGTCTTTGGGGTTTCTTGTCGTTGAGAGCTAAACAGTCTCATGAAAAGTCCCTTAAAGATGATGCCAAGTCTGCAGAGTTTAACGAAACACTTAGAGAGCAGGTAGACAGGCTTTCTGACAAGTTAGACAAAGTGATTTCTGATAAAGAACAACTACTGCGTGAGATGTCTGACATGAAAGCACAGCTTGCAGAAGCTAATGCGACAATCAAACATCTGGAAGAAATGCTGAGGCAGAGATGATTACACCCGAATGGCTTGACAAATGGCGAATATGGCCTAGGTTGATTATATCACTTTACGGCTATGCCTTCTACAAGACGACAACATGGTTTATGGACTTACCAGACCCAACTAATGCTCAGGCTGGGTTTGTGTCCGTGATTGTAGGGGCAGGAGCAGGATTCTTTGGGATATACGTCAATGGCAAGAACACGCACACTATCAACACTACTAGCAGTAACACTTCTAGTCACAACATTAAGTAGCTGTGGTGGTCCTCTAAGCCTATTGACAGGTGGTGGCCCTAACGTAGCTGCTAACACTCAGGTAGGTAAGGAAAACTATCAGGGTGTAACAACAAGTATTGATCGCAGTGTACGACCAGTGCTACGACCAGAAGGTCCAGTAGAGAACATACAACAAGACAATAGTACTACAAACAATACTGAAATAGACCCACTACTGTTACTACTCCTGATAATAGGGTGGTTAGCCCCAAGCCCCAGTGAGATAGGTCGAGGAATACTAAAGTTACTCAGAAGAAAGTAACCCATAAAAACACTTAAGCCCCCCTAGGTTAGTTCCTAGAGGGGCTTTTCTTTTGTTATTCTTTGTCCATACCAGTATGAACCATTACTGTGGCTAAACCTTGGTAGAGAGTGTCTATATCCCCCTCTAGTTTACCAATGCGGTATGTCGTATATACATTTAGTGCTAGGCTTAAGAGCAATGCCCCTTCAAAAAGACTCACTTGTGTTTCTCCGCTAATGCTTCATTCATTCGTTTAAGATACCACTCTGCTTTCTTCATGTCTTCTACAGGGTTCTGTTTGTATCGGTATCGGTGTTGATACTTAATCATGTTACCGTGGCAGTAAGCAATGAAACCATCTAACCCTAGTACTTGCTTGATGTAGTCGATACATTCGATACCACCAGTATTATAGTGTGCAGGTTTCTCTACTGGGTCGTACCGAAGAACCATATCATGTTCTGCAACTTCACTACCACTAATCATAGTTTCTCCTTCATAAACACTTTAACCCACATAGCACAAATGTCAGACCTGATGATGTCCTCGACACCAAACTCAATAATAGGTACTGGCATCATATGCTTCTTTGCTAGGTGAATTACCTTAGACAGGCCATCTGCTTCCTTTAGGTCTGACTGTTGGATGTCCCCATTAAGGACAATAGTAGTGCCTTCACCTACCCTTGTCAACAGCATCTTTAGCTCATGGGTAGTGATGTTCTGTGTTTCATCGACAATTATAAAGGCATTATCGAAGCTACGCCCACGCATAAGTGCAAGAGGTGCCATCTCAATGTTTCCATTCTTGATCCCCGTTTCTACTGCACCCTTACCTAAGTGTTTCTCTAGTACGTCTAACACAGGTAAAGCCCATGGCATTGTCTTCTCAGTCAGGTCTCCTTTGAGGAACCCTAGCTCTTTACCTACAGCCACGTGCGGCCTTGTGATGACGATTTTGTCGATCTCTTTCGTCGTGTAGAGGTCGGCAGCATAAGTCGCAGTAACATATGTTTTACCAGTCCCTGCAGGACCAAGGATAAAGACTTGACTACTTTCTTTAAGTGCATCTAATAGGTCTTTCTGACGATCCGTCTTAGGCACAAGACCAGAAGTTTTCTTGGTTGATGCACCTTTGTAGGTAGTTTTTCTTCGGGTACGTTTTGGTTTTTCTGGGAAGTCATCCATTAAATACTCACTAACTCTGCTTCTGTGAAGGGTATATGAAAGAACAATTCACCCTTTCGGATGTACCGACCTTTAGCTTCTTTAAGGCTGTCTTTAGTTAACAAGGTGTCCTTGATACGCCATGCCTTCTTAAGATCCTTACGAAAGACATAGAAGTTAAGTACCCCATTGACACCCTCATACTTGTCGAGAAGACGTTGTTTACGTTCTGGAATACGTATCTCTGACCAATGCTCAGGCCAGTCACCATCCCATGCAACCTTAACCTCTGCCTCATTAAAGTAGGTAAAGCCTCCCTTTTGAGATACGACATCAACAAAGTAATTCTCCTCTGTGTTGACAATCTCGTGGTCTTTCTTTGACAGGTAAGAGACTAAAGCATCTTTTGCCTTTTCGTCGTATGCCTCATACAAGGCACGGTTAAATGGTTTACGTGTGGGTTTCAATAAGCAACTCCTTTAGCTCTGTATAACCACCAATGTGCTTACCATCAGGGTCAAAGATTTGTGGCACAGTAGTCATACCTGCCTGTTTGATTAGTGTCAAGACCCACTTACTACTGGGAGACTGTACATTATAAGTAGTATAAGGCAGAGAGGCCCCCTCAAGGAGGGCCTTTGCTTGATCACAGAAGTTACACTGGTCTCGTGTGATTACTACATACATTACGTCAGATCCACAATCTCACAGCTATCACCAGAACATGCAAGTGTTTGCATACCTGACGTGTTATCTTCAGCTTCATAATCTTTCAACTTAGACCAGTCAATAGACTTAGGCATTAACGACAACAGCGTTTGATAGTCAGATTTACCTACCTCCTGATAAGGTGCTTGCTGATAGGTATGCTCATTGTACGGTAGGAATGATACACCAGACATTTCATCAAAGTGTTCATACACAAATGCACCTACAGAGAACCATTCATCAGACTTGACGTTAATAGTCACACTTGGCTTATGCTCACACCAATTACGCTGATAGGCCAACCACATCTTTAACTGGTCAATAGCTGACACATCAGATGTTACAACAGCATTGTCAGGCGACTTCATAGGGAAGCTAAACACTGTCGTTTGGTCAGGCTTAAACGCATCAGGCTCACTAGGGATACCTTGGTCCTTCATAAACTGCGTCAATGGATCTTTGTTGTCGCCCCTTACAGTACGAATATAGTAAGGTGAGTGACGAGCATGAATACCACTGGCACTATCAACGAGTTGAGAAACGGTTCCTGACGGTTTAACACAAGTAATAGCAGCAGCAACAGGAATACCAAGACGTTCAGCCCACTCAGCGTTTGTATCAACTGCGATGGATCGTAAGTGTCCAAGGGTTTTCTCCAATCCTTCGTTAGCTGTAGTCATCAGAGGGTTATCCATGATGCCTGTCAATGATACACCCAAGAGACGTTCCTCTTCTGTGTTCTTCTGCCACACCTTCCGTAAGTATGGAAACTTAGTGTAAGTAGACTGGATAGTCCCCAAGATCGTAGCAAGACGTACCTTACGTTCCAAGTCCTCTATAGAGTCAGTAGCACGTACAACAACCTCCGTTAGGTTACAGAATTGATAAGGCCGTAGGATAATTTCGCTACAGGGGTTAGTCCCAAACTCATAGTCAGGGTTACGACGTCCATTCTTCTCTGCCTGTTTCTTAGATGCCTGACGGTTAAAGATACCACGTTCACCACTACCGCTTTCCACTAGAGCCATCCACTCACGCATAAACGATACAGCGTCTGGTTTCTCTGTGTAGGACACACTGTTGTTAGCCAAAGCACGATGTGGGTCATTCTCCCACCACTGGCCTGACTTAGCGTGACGCATACGGTCATCTGACAAGTTAGACAAAGAGATCATAGCTGAACGGCGTACACCACCTACGACTACTACCTCACCAATCTTACACATGATGTCGTGACACTCAATAGAAGATAGCTTACGTCCATGTGCATTAGCAAACACATTCACGACAAAGTTGAACAAGTCTACCAAAGGTGCAGGACCAGAGGCACGTCCACCAAATGTCTTAAGTCTTGCACCTGCAGGTCGTACCTTAGACACGTCCCACTTAGGGATCTCACCAGAGTACAACAGAGCAATAACCTGACGTAGTGCCTTAGCCCAACCCTCTTTACTGTCTTTTACAACGACTGTTGTGTCGCTTTTAAACAGTGTAGGAACCTCTGGCAGCTTAGAGACAAACTGACGTTCAACACTGAAGCCAACCCCAGTACCACACAACAAGATAAACATAGCCTCATCGAAAGACTTAGGGTCATCTACAGGTAGGTAGGAACAGTTATACCCTGCTACGTTATCACGCTCTAGGGCAGGACCTGCAGTCATTAAGGCTCGCATGGATGGCATAACCTGTAGGTCTAGGATAGCTGTCTCAAGATCGTCTGCTGTCTCTGCATCTACTTTGGACAACACTAGGTTGTTCATGTAGCGACCCACTGTCTCAGCCCATGTCTCACGGCGTCCTTCGTCGTCTAGCCATCGTGCATAACGTGATGTGTGAATAAATGCTTGGTAGTCTGTAGGTAGTTGATTATTGTTCATTGTTGTTTTTACCTCTGTTTTCCATATCATCTTTTAACCACACTAGACGGTCAATATCGTACCGACTAATGCCAATGTCTCTTAGCTCAAGGTCAGACAGCATGTTAAGCTCTTTGATCAACTGACGGTGTTTACGCCACGTCTGTATATACTTAGAGAAACGCCATATCCACTTAATCATCGTTTGTCTCCATTTCCACTGAGTACCCCACGACTTTTACGGCTCTCTAGTTTAACCAAGTTGTCAAAGGCAACACTTGCCAGATCTACATTCAAGTCACGACACAAAGCAGCGATATACCACAATACGTCACCAATCTCGTCAGCAATAGCATTACGGTTAAAGTCGCCATCTCGCATAATCTTCTTGACCTTATTGGCTACCTCTCCTGCCTCTGCAGCAAGACCCAATGCAGGGTAAATGATAGCATGTTCAGCCTTGTAGATAGCTGTCTTTGCCGCTTGGCTCTGGTAGTTATTTAGCGTCAACTCGTCTAGATTACGGTAGTATTCAAACGCTTCTAAGTCTTCTTCACTAATCATCAGTGTAGTGTCCTTCTTAATGTACCCATGTTTATAGCTGCATATTCCATAAATGCATCACTCTCTTCCTCGGCAACCTCTTCGTCAAGCATACATGCAATAGTAAGAAAGTAGATAGCCATACGCCTCAAGTTATCTATCTCTTGCTCACCACACATGTCATGGTAGAGGTTTACATAGTAGTCTAAATCCACTAGACAAGCCTTCCATAGAATTGTGTTGGGCCATCCTTGTGTGCATCAAACAAGTACCAACAGCAATTATCTTTACCCGTGTTCTTAGACCCTTCGATCCACTTAACCCTTCCCACACTAACAACCCTAGAGCAATACGACATAAGAATTGCCGATTGTTTTGTGTGCATCCAGTCTGCGTCAAACAACAACCAAGTTGGGCAGATGT